CAGCAGCATCCGGAGCACAATTTGTGTTTCCAGTAAAGCCAGAGTTTCCAACAGCTGGTGGATCTGGTGTTGATGCTCAAACTGTTTCCTTTACTTTCACAGTATCAAAGGGCGCAGTAGTAGAAACATTTAGTTAAAATCTAACAACGGGAGCAAACAATGAAGTTACCAATTACAATTGAATATAACTCAGGCGAGCAAGCCACATTTGTAGCTCAACCGCCTGAGTGGGCGAAGTGGGAGAAGGCAACCGGCAACACCATAAGTCAAGCGAAAGAAAAACTTGGCATGTGGGATTTAATGTTTTTAGCATACAACGCTCAGAAGCGCGAAGCTGCTGGAAAGCCAGTTAAACCATTTGAGGCTTGGATGGAAACAGTCAGCGATGTAATAGTCGGTGATGCAAACCCAAAAGCCACCCAGCAGGAAGCCTAAACAGATTATTGGTTGAGTTGGCGTTAGCCACACAAATTCCAATGAGCGAATGGGTTGATTCAGACGACATTTTAACAGCTATCGAAGTATTGGAGCAGAGGTATGGCAAGTGAAACAATTGCTTACAATCGCAATGACATACGCGATATTCTCAAGGCTTTCAAAGTTATGGATGCGCAAGCGACTGAGGAAGCACGAATTCAATCTAATGCGCTGGCGACTTACGCAGCTGAGCAAATTAAAACAGCAGCTAGAGGTCGAACAAAATCAGGCAAGGTTGCGCAAAGAGTTGCGGATGGCGTTAGCATCTCAAAGTCAAGCAAAATCGGTGAATTCAAATATGGTTTCGCACGACAGAAATTTTCAGGTGGGGCTAACACGCAAATCTTATGGGGTGGTGTTGAGTTTGGATCTAATAAGTTCAAACAGTTTCCTGAGTATTCAGGACGGGAAGGCAGAGGTTCGCGTGGTTGGTTTATCTACCCAACTCTTCGCAGAATTCAGCCTGAATTGATTAGCAAATGGGAAGCTGCATACAATCGCATTTTGGATAAGTGGGCATAAATGGCAAGAGATACTAGAACCTTATCGCTCAAGATCCTTGCGGATATTGATGACTTAAAAAAGAAATTAGATCAAGCTGATAATGCGGTTGAAACTAACAGTCAAAAAATAGCAGCATTTGGAAAAAAGGCTGCTGCTGCATTTGCAGTCGCTGCTGCTGCTGCCGTTGCGTATGGCACTAAATTAGCCGTTGATGGGGTCAAGGCTGCAATAGAAGATGAGCAAGCACAACTTAGATTAGCCAATGCGTTAAGACAAGCCACAGGTGCTACTGATGCCCAAATAAAGGCTACTGAGGACATGATCTTAAAAACATCACTTGCCACAGGTGTTGCCGATGATCAACTAAGACCAGCCATGCAGAGGTTGGCGGTTTCTACAAAATCAACTGAGGAAGCCCAAAAGTTATTAACACTTGCTTTAGATATTAGTGCTGCATCAGGTAAAGACTTAGAAACAGTTGCAAATGCTTTAGGTAGAGCGCAAGATGGTAATCAAGCAGCACTTGGCAGATTAGGTCTCGGATTATCTAAAGCCGAACTTGCAACATTATCTTTCACCGAAGTTCAAGCCAAACTTGCTGAACTCTATGGTGGCGCAGCAGCTACAAACGCTGAAACCTTTCAAGGCAAGATTGATCGCTTGAAGGTTGCATTTGATGAGGCTAAAGAAAGTCTAGGCGTTGCCTTGTTGCCGTTTGTTGAGCAATTTATTACATTTTTAAACGACAAAGGCATTCCAACACTTAACGGATTTATTGCAGGATTAACAGGTGATGCAGGATTAAGCGCAGCACTTACAGAAACTGGTAGAGGTGCAGAAAGTTTTGGCAAAACTATTGCAAGTATCTCAGGCATCATTGCTGGATTTATTACATTCTTAAGAGAAGCAATTGGTTTAGTTGTAAAATTAGCAAACGAATTGATTGGTATAGTCAATATCATTCCGGGTGTTGGAATAAGCAAATTACCAGACCCATCAAAATCAGGCGCTGGCAAATTACCAAATGTTCCAACGCCAAAAGGCGGATCAAACTTTAATTATGGCTCAGGCAATCCACAATATAACATTGTTGTAAACGCTATCGATGGCGAGGGTGCTGCTAGAGCTGTGGCGAAGGTGCTTAATCAAAGCGCAGCAAGATCAGCAGGATTGTTAGTTAGCGGAACAGTAGCAGTATAATGACGGCTTGGTCACCCGATTGGAAACTTACAGTTGAAGGTGTTGATTACACCGACATAGCAATAAGCGACATTCAGCATCAATCTGGTAGAACAGATATTTACCAGCAACCCGATCCATCTTATTTGCAGATCACATTTGTGGCTTTATCTGGTCAAACTTTGCCATTTGATATTAATGATAGTTTTAGTTTGCAAGTCAAAGACACATCAGGTGCTTATGTCAATATATTCGGTGGAGATATAACAGATATTACAGTTAGCGTTGGGGCTACCGGATCAATTGCAACAGTTGTTGAATACACAGTCCTTGCAATGGGATCACTTGTTAAGTTAGCAAAAGAAATTTATAACGGCACAATAAGTCAAGATGAGGACGGCAATCAAATCTTTGATCTATTGTCCAGCGTATTGGCTGGAAGTTGGAATGAAGTGCCAGCAGCTACAACTTGGGCAGGATATGATGCAACTGAAACATGGAATAATGCCGTACTTGTAGGACTTGGTGAGATTGATACTCCCGGACTTTACACAATGGAAAACCGAGCAGCTGATCCTGACACTATTTACAACATCGCAAGCCTTATTGCCAATTCAGCATTTGGTTATTTGTTTGAGGACAATCAAGGAAATATCGGTTATGCAGATGCAGACCACAGGCTTAATTATGTTTCCATAAATGGTTTTGTTGATCTTGATGCTGCTCATGCACTCGGTCAAGGACTAAGCACAATTACTCGATCAGGTGATATTCGTAACGATATTTATATCAATTATGGCAACAACTTTGGATCACAGGAAACTGCCAGTAATCTGACATCTATTGACACTTATGGCTATAAAGCCGAAAGCATAAATTCAGTCTTGCATGATGCAACCGATGCTCAAGCTGTGGCAGATCGCTATATAGCCCAACGAGCCTTCCCACTACCAGCATTCCAGAGCATTACCTTTCCAATCACAAATCCAGAAATTGATAATAGTGATCGGGATAACCTGCTAGGGATATTCATGGGTCAACCTATAAATATCCAGAACCTACCCACACAAATAGCATCTGGTGATTTTGAAGGCTTTGTTGAAGGCTGGTCATGGAGCACTAGGTTTAACGAGTTATTTTTGACAATCAATATCTCTCCAGCTTTGTTTAGTGAATTGGCAATGACTTGGGCTCGTGTGCCAGAAGATTTAACATACCTAACAATGGATCAAACTCTGACATGGGAATACGCTACAATCGTATCCTAGGAAAAGGACAAAATGGCAACTACTACAAATTACTCGTGGGTAACCCCGGATAATACAGATCTTGTAAAAAATGGCGCACTTGCCATTAGAACTCTTGGATCAGCTATTGATACAACAGTTTTTAATAATGCTAACCTAGCACTTGGCGTTCGCAAAAATTATTTAATTAATGGTGGTTTTGCTATCGCTCAGCGTGGCACAACTTTTACTTCAACAGGTAGTGCAAACAATGATGATGCTTACACGCTAGACCGCTGGTATATTTTATCAGATGGAAATGATGTAATTGATGTTAACCAAGAAACCACTACAGTTCCTACAGATGGTCAGTTTGCGATCGGCTTAGATGTAGAAACCACAAACAAAAAATTTGGTATTGCCACTATTATTGAAAACAAAGATTGCATTGGTTTGATAGGCAACACAGTTACATTTAGTTTTAAGGCTAAAGTATCTGCTACAACTAAATTAGATAATGTTAAAGCAGCCATTGTTGCTTGGTCAGGAACAGCTGATACAGTAACTAGCGACATCATAAGTGCTTGGGGTGTAGAAGGCACAAATCCAACACTTGTTGCAAATGCAACTTATGAGGCAACGCCTTCCAATTTATCCGTAACTACATCTTATGCAACTTATAATGTAAGTGCGACAGTAGACACAGCAAGCACTAAAAATCTTATTTTGTTTATTTGGTCAGATGTAACTGATACAACAGCTGGAGATTTTTTGTATATTGCCGAAGCCAAATTAGAATTAGGATCTACAGCCACAGCCTTTGTTTATGCAGGTGGCACAATCCAAGGTGAGTTAGCCGCTTGCCAAAGATACTATTACAGAATTACTGATCCAGCCACAAGTCAAGGTTACACAGCAATTACAGTTATGCATGATACAAATATAAGTGGCAGCACTACCGGTAATACTATTGTTTCACATCCTGTGCCAATGCGAGTTCCACCAATATCTACTGATATTACTACTCTTGCATTTCACAGATCGGATGGCACTTTATTCCCGATAACTGCCGTAACTATCGACACAGCAACAGATAGTATTTATGGTGCTATGTATGGCTTAACACTTACAGGTAGTCCAACATCTGGAAATGTTGGCAGAGTAATTGGAAACAATAGCACTACCACTTCATTTGCTGTTAGTGCAGAGCTATAAGGAGCTGATATGGATAAAGTAAAGTTTGTGACTAGAACTAACATAGATGGTTCAGAAACAGAACATGCCATTATCGATAAAGGCAATGGTCGGTTTATTTCTATGACTAAAGAAAATTATGAAAAAGAATTTGGGATAGTACCAACTCCGATTGATACAGAGGATGAATAAAAGTCCTTGGTTATCTAAAGCTGCTGACACGCTTCGCGACCAAATAAATGAAACATGGTTGGATCGCGATAAGCGAAGTGATGGGTGGATTTCTGATAATAAACATGCATTACGAAAATCGGATCATAACGCAAGACCCGACGGAGAAGTTTGCGCGCTCGATATTGACGCTGGCTTATCTGACGAAAAAGGGATTAGTCATGCTTTGGCAGATCAGCTTCGACTCACAGCAAAAAAAGATAAGCGTATATCTTACATAATCTATGCCGGCAAAATATGTTCTGCAAAGTCGCTTTGGCGCTGGGTCAAATATAGGGGCATAAATCCGCATCATTCCCATTTGCATATTTCTTTCAAACCAAATCAAAATGGCAAGAAGTTCGACATCCCACTACTGAAAGGTAACTAATGAAAATCACCAATAAGCAAAAGGCAGTTCTAAAGTCTTACTTTCGTGGAGTGTTAGTTTCATTTTTAACATTCTTAGCAAGTAATGAACTTGGATTAGATCCAGTTGTATCAGTAGTAATTGCAGCTCTTGCCGGACCAGCAGCTAAAGCACTTGATAAGTCAGAAGCCGAATATGGCGTTGGATCGAATGACGCATGACCGCAAACGAATGGGTTGGTATAGCCGTTGGCGTAAGCGCGGTATCTACAAGTTTGTTATTGGGAGTCCGCTTTCTTATTAAATCTTATTTGAATGAGTTGAAGCCAAATGGTGGCTCATCAATAAAAGATCAGATTAATCGACTTGAGTCGCGTGTTGATGAACTGTTCTCATTAATGAATAGGCGATAATTTCTGCTATGGCGAACACACGAAAACGCACACCACGCAAAAAGGTTAATCGGAGAGTAGTTCGCCAAACTCCTGAACCATTATCAAAACTAGATCAATTCTATATTGCGAAGCATGAAATGTTTAGAGCTGCACGCAAGGCTGGATTTAATGAATCCTGTGCGCTTTACCTAATGGATAATCCTGAATCAATGCCTGACTGGATCGTGGGCGATAAAGGAATAATCCCAACTATCCCAACTCCAGATGAGGATGACGATTAAGCGATACTTGGTTATTTCGGATTTACAAATCCCATACCACCATGAAGTAGCTGTAAAGAATGTCATAAAGTTAGCCAAGCGAGAAAGGTTTGATAGTGTCCTTTGCGTTGGCGATGAAATCGATTTTCAAACTATTAGCCGATGGGCTGAAAAAACACCTTTGGCTTATCAGCAGACCCTTGACGATGATCGCAAGGCGACTCAAGATATTCTTTGGGCTTTAACCGAGCATTCAAAAGAAGCTCACATAATTAGATCAAATCACACAGATAGACTTTACAACACACTACTAAAAGTGCCGGGTTTAATTAGTTTGCCCGAGTTACAATACGCCAAGTTCATGCAGTTCGATGATTTAGGCATAACTTTCCATAAGCAATTCTATGAATTTGAAAAAGGCTGGATCTTGGCGCATGGCGATGAAGGCAACATGAATCCTAACGCTGGACAGACTGCCCTAAATCTTGCCAAAAAGGCAGGAAAGAGCGTGGTTTGTGGTCATACCCATAGGCTAGGTATGTCAGCCTACTCAGAGGGGCTCTACGGGGCTTATAGACCCCTTTACGGGCTAGAGGTGGGCAACCTTATGAACCGCGCCAAAGCATCCTATACAAAGGGTTTAGCAAATTGGCAAATGGGCATCGCTGTGCTTGAGTGGAATGGCAAGAATATGACTCCAACCTTGATCCCAATAAACAAAGATGGCAGCTTCACCTATAATAGGAAGTCTTATGGGGCGTGAAACCGATTATCACGAACGCACGATTGATGACCATATCGATGATTTTGAGGATCTATTCGTTATCTAATCGTTATAGAACACGCCGAAAGTAACTAACCAACTGTCCTTGCTTTAAGTCATACTTTCTGTATCAGGCAACCGCTTGATATTAGGGAGCGAACATGGAAATTGTAGGTTACGGATTTATCATAGGCTGTTTGATTGGTCTAGGTTTATATTTTGTATATGAACATATAAAAGACGAAAGTTATCAAAATGGCTATTGGGCTGGTCGCACAGCTGGTTGGAAATCTTGCTTAGACCACCAAGCTAAAGTGCAAAAGATGAAGTTAGAGCAGGTCTTTGATTATGACAAAAACTGAGGATCTGTTAAATGAAGTCATTGCTACGATCCAAGAGCGTGGAAGTGTCTACGGCCATCCATACTATAATCACAAAAGAATTGCTGGATTGTGGAGTGCATATCTTGATTTCCCAATCACACCACACCAAGCTGCTTTATGTATGGCGTTGGTCAAGGTTTCTAGGCTTACTGAAACTCCAGATCATTACGACTCAGTTAAAGACTTTATCGCCTACGGAGCTATCTATCGGAATGTGCTCGAAGCAGTCCAAGACCAAGATTTTGAATGGAAGGAATAATGTTTAACTTAGACAATTATGAAACAGTAGAATCGAGATTGGAAAAATGGCATGAGAAATACCCTGATAATCGTATCGAGACTGAACTCATTGAAGCGACTGAAAAGCGGTTCGTTGTATTTGCCAAGATCTTTAAGACTGAGGCAGATCCTAAGCCATGTGCAACTGGGCTCGCATTTGAGGTCATTACAGAGAAGGGTGTTAATAGCACATCTGCATTGGAGAATTGTGAAACTTCAGCGATCGGTCGTGCGCTCGCAAATGCTGGTTTCGCAGCTAAAGGCAAACGCGCTTCACGAGAGGAAATGGCTAAGGTAAATAATGCCGAGCCAAATCAATATGAAAAGAAATTACAGGAAAGGCGTTACGGAGCGCCCGGCACTAAATCAGCTGCTATTGAGGATGCACTTAGATCTTCATTTGCAGTAGAGAATAAAGTTGATGATCCGCAACAATGGACTATCTCAGATGCGGTTGATGCAGTAGGTGCAACACCTAAAGAGCCACCTGCTTGCGAACATGGGCATATTTTGAAACAAGGTGTGAGCAAGGGTGGTAAACCGTACTATGGCTATGTCTGCAAGGGGTCTAACAAAGA